CCTTGAGGTTCCTGAGGTCTGCAGGAGGCATCCATGAGACGAACCACCTGCCTTCCGAGCTTGGGACAAACACCACTTCGGTATCCCTTACGCCACCCTTCCATGTAAAGTTGCCGCGTACAACAGGGTCCGGGTACATGTTCTCGTTGTGGTCAATCTGCTCATAAATCTTTCCGATGTTGAACAGAGAGCCCTCGACGCTATCTCGGAACGCCTCGTCTGTAGTAAAGGGGAACTGACGAACAATCTCGTTCATCTCCCGAGCATCATGCTTAAGAGCGTCCCTTTCGTTTTTTAGAAACTCCCTTGCGCCTATCTCTACGGTTTCCCCGTCCAGCGTCTCCACCTCCTGTACCGGAGTCTCGATGATTGGCTTCCCGTACTTGTCGAAGAATCCCTCTAAGGCTTCGTAAGCCGGAATAAAGATTCTGTACAATCCGGAGGTTGTCCTGCCGTTTTTGTTGCGTTCTTGTGGGTCGGAATCTTTCCAAAGCTCTTTGTATTCCTGACCTCCCTTGTCCATCGGGTTGACTGTGCTGCCCACAAGCGCCTTCCCGATAACACGGCGTCCCACAATCAAGCAAGTCCGTTGTATCCTCCATGCTTCTCTAATGTCTGTTGGTTTCTCCCACTTGCCTGCCTCATCGAGATACAAGATATGCAACTTCTCACCATCGTACGCATTGTTCGTGGTGTTTTTCCAGTTAATGATTGTGTTCAGGGCATCGCCCTTGACAGAGGTCTTGTTGTTCTTGGTAATCCTTTTAGACGGTTCTCTGAACGCCAACTCCATACGCGGGTTGGTGGTACCGTCTTGGATGGGCTTAAAGAAGAACGGGTAGGACTTGAAGATAGCTACGACCTTCTTCATGAAGACGTTCTCCTGCGCGTCCTTACCCGTCTTCGACTGGATACCCAAAAGTTTGTCCTTGACCTGTGTGGCTTCATCAACTAGAACGCAGGCGGACATGTTCGTGTACCCTGAGCGACGACACTTGGTATACAGTTGACCAAGGCATCTGGGGTCAGCCTCACACGCGGCCTGATGGATGAAGAGCTTCCGTTGGAAGTCTAGGAAACTAGGATAGCCAATATCTATCTTGCTCCACTGAAGCATCATGTAGTGACGCCCAGTGATGTATGTAGGTTCTCCGTTGTTGTAGAACCAGTAGCCCTCTCGCCTTCTGCGGAACTCCTCCTCGATGAAGGGAGAGAACCTTTGACGAAACTCCTTGGGCATTTCATACCACTCGTCCATGGACTTGATGCGAGCCAGCTCAGATGGCATCTCGCTTCTGTTCCACGTCTGCAAGTGGTCCGGCAGGTCGTGGCCTGCAATCTCTTTCTTCGGTGGCTTCTTGGGCAGACAGATAGGAAGCCCGGAGATGTCAATGACTTCCCCGAGTGTGCCGCGCGGGCAAATGGATACGACTGGCTCGTCGTACTTCTCTATGTCTACCAGCCCCGTCACTTGCTAAATCTTTCTGCGAATCCGCCTGAGTAATCCTTTGCGTCGTCGATAGCTCCGTTCTCGCTTAGGTCCTTGACCATCTGCTCCAGACGCTGCCTTTCGATTAGCAGTTCTTTGCAATCGGTAGCGGTCTGCTTGATAGACTGGAGCTCAGCCTTACGGGCAGCACCGCCTGCCTCTGGGTCGACGGGTCGCTTGACCTCCTCAATCATGTTGTTGATTGCAACAGCCATGCTATCCATCAGCCTGCGAGAAGCCTCGATTGTCTCGAACTTAGGCTTCCTCGACATACATCATTTCTTCTGAGCGCATACGGAACACGGTGGTATCATCCTCTAACCGCATCTCGTAGTCTCGGTTCTTCTTGAACCCAACGATGTCTCCTGCCTTTACGCCCTGAGTAATCATGTCCTTGGGGCAGCAGAATACCCTTGCCTTAAGGTGTGTCTTGGGCTTGAAGTCCACCATGATAATCTCGCCCTCCTTCTCCTCTGGCTCCTCCTCCTCGAGTGGCTGCAGGAACACCCAGTCCGCGAGCATGTGCAGCTCACCAGTCTCCTTGCTGCGGTAAGCAATCGCATGGCAGCCAAGGGTGTTGTCTGGGTCGTATCCTACAATGAACCTGTCCTCGTCGTCAACCTGAATCCTTAGGGCATCAGACATGACTACGTGGTGGTGGAAAAACAGGGTGTCTCCCGGCTTGACATCCACGTCGTACTTGACTGGGGTTGACGTCACCTCGCCGTACATGACGCGTCGCTCGAACTCCTTCCATTTAGGGTCGACGTAAAGCGACATGCCGTTCGACATCTCGATGGTGTCGTGATGAGTCTTCTCAAGCTTCACCACGAAGTGATACAGCGCTTTCATTCAAAGTTACAATCGTATTCAACAATAACCGGGGTGTTCTCCACAGTCTTCCACAGGTAGGACGATTCGCTGTCCTGAGTGTAGATGTTGTACCTACGAATGTTGTACTTGAACATAGCGCGGTCATCCTCCTCGATGAGAACAACCTTTCCTGCGCCAGCTTTCATGCCGACGTAGTACGCCATCGCATCCTTCGGATTGGGACCGATGACGATTTTCCTGATTAAATTTTCCATTGTATTAGTTGAGGTTGAAGCCTAGGTCTCCTAGGTCAATGTCATCAATGTCGATGTCATCATCTTCTTCGGTAATCTTTTCGTAAGAAGCCATGATGGCTGAGAACAACTCGGCAAGTTCTTCCGGGTTATCTACATGCCACTTGCTGGCTACTTGCCAAGCAGGGCCAATCTCCGGGATGTCATCAACGATACCAAGCCCAAAGATGTAAGCCACCCTTTCATTTACTTGATACTTCTCGATGACGTCCTCAAGCTGCGCTAAGACGTCGGCTACTTCTGAAATGAAGAGCTCCTTAAGGGTGGGGTCCATGGTTGTCATTATTGTCCGTTGATTACGATGATGCCTGTTGGGTTGGTAGAGTTTCCGACGAGCTTTCCGCTGACGTGCCATCCGGCGTCGTCGTAGCACGTAAGCTCAAGGAAGCTTCCCACTGCCCCTCCGAGGTTGTCACTGTCTTGGTCCAGCGTGAGCTGGTTGTGTGTAGAGACAGCAGCCGATGCGGTTGCACGGGTCACAGTCTGAACACCAGTCTTGTTTCCAGTCGTGGAGACGTGCGTGATTGCGCCGTAGAAGTAGTCACCCGATGCCGCGTTGATGTTGCACGCGGTGTTCGACCCTACATCCACAAGAATGCGCAAGAACCTGCCTGCAGATGCAGCGGGCAAGGTAAGGGTTCCTCCAGCAAGAGTAGCACAGTCCAAGAACACGGTAGCTCCGGAGTCTGTAGTTGCGCTAACCGAACTGGTGGCAGTTACGTTCAGTGTCTTTCTAGTGTCGTACTTCAGGGTTATCTGAGCTCCGCTAGAGCGAAGCGTCATGTTCTGACCCGACTGAAAATTTGCTGTAGACGCGTGCCCGGCTGAATCCGTGATGGTAACGCCGATAGCAGTGCCAGTACCATTTGTCGTGGTCCCGCTGCTGGTAGATACCTGAACGGTCTTGAGGTTCGGAAGCGTGCGTGTGCTAATCAATCCGGTAGACGCATCGCGCACTAGGATTTGGTCGCTCGTGGAAGTTGCGGGTGAATCAATCAGAAGATTCGTTACCTTTACCTGAGATGTAGACACAGACAAGGCGGTATCGTTCCCTTGACCATCGGTGATGGTTTTGAGAGAACTGCTGGCTGCGGCATTGTCGGTAGTCTTGAGGATTCCGACGTATGTGGTTTTGATTTGAGTACCTGATAGTGACGTTCCCATCTTGTTCTTTTTGTCTACACAAATATACTCAAAATGAAGAGACACAGACCCGAGCGCAAAATGCGGGAGTTCTCCTACCTCCACGAGAAGTATGTGAACAAGAACTACCTCAAGTATCTAAGGCTTGCAGAGACAGACATGCTGCAGCATTACGACGTTAGGCCAGTAGAGATGCAGGTGATGTTGTTTGGCTACGACTACGAGTTCTTTACCGCGACGCACATCGCAGATTCATTGTTTGCGTCCCCCAAGAAGTTCAGGGAGCGCACGCTGCAACCTATGATGAAGAAGGGATTGATACACGTGGTACACCGTAGGTTTAACGTGGACACGGGAAGCGAGGCTGACATGTACTTCACAGAGGAAGCCAAGACGAACTACAAGCACAGGTACGGTCTGACACCCAAAGCGAGGCACCTCGTTCAGAGGTTCTACCGCAAGATAGAGGGTGAAGAGGCGATTAAGATTTCCCGTGAGTGACGGTCTTGAATGACGCCTTCTCCACAGCTCCCGGGTGGGGCTTGTAGTCTCCCTTCATCAGAAAGTACCTACCTCCCTCTTCCATCCAGTGGTATCCTTTGGGAGGGTCTACCTTAACCTTCTTGCTCAAGACCTGAAGACCACCCTTCTTGTATTTCTTTACAGTGTTCATGCGTTGTCTGCCTTAAGTTGAGCGTAGTAAGCGTGCTCGGTAGGGAAGCTTTCTTGAGGGTAGGTCGTAAGAAAGATGTCACAGTACTCGTAGATTTCTTCCGAGCTAAACGATGTCTGTTCTGGCCACAAGTCTTCCATCAGTATGTTTTTGTTGCGGTTTGAGCAATGTCTGCGTATCCATCTCTAGATAGAGTGAAGTCTATTCTGATTGTGTGACCCGTCGCTCCGTTGACCAAGGTTTGTACATTTTGGCCAGTAAGCAGGATGAAATAACCATCGCCAGACTGCCCAAGCGGCAGGTTGTACTGGGTGTCTGCTGGAGTTGCCGTATCGCTTGTGGTCTCGTTTGTCCAAGTGATATTCTTCAGGGTGTAGTCCCCAATAGTTCCGCTCCAATCGTTAGCAAAGTCAATAATTGTAGAGACGTTTGTACCCCTAAGCGTACCCGATAAGCTAGTCTCTGGAGTGGTAAGCGCTCCCACAGTCGTCACCGTCCACTCTGTAATCCGAGAAGGAAGTTGTCGAATACGAGCTTGTGACCTTCTGCGGGCCGATGAATTTGCTAGTCTTCTCATGTTGTTTCAGTCGGGGTTGGTGGAGGGAGAGGGAAGCTGGGCAGAGGAGCGTAGTCTTGGTCGTACGTGATTCCAGAATCCCAGTCCGAGCCGAAGTAGTTTACTGGCAAGAGGTTATCTCCTCCAAAGTCAATCCAAACACCCGATTCGTTAAAGTAACCAAACAGGTTCATGGTGGCGCTATCGAGGTTTCCATCCTCCGAAAAGCTTCCGAAGAATGCCGTGAACTGGTCAATGTCAGACTCGTCAAATACTTGGTCTCCATTGATGTCGTACCCGGCAAGACCCATATTTGAAATCATATCGTAGTCTCCGCCCAGCTGTGTGTTCAGAAGGTCGATGAACGAAGCGAAGGCCTGTACGTCGGCATAGCTAAACACTCCGTCAGAGTTGAGGTCAAACGGTAGGTCTGGGTTTGGAGAAATCCCACTATTGATAAATTGATTCAGCAGAATCGAAGTAGCCTGAGGAGAGCCCGGTGCGTAGCTGCCTGTGGTAACATCGTAAGTACCGTCAGTGGCGGTGGCGTAGAAGGTTGCTGCACCCCAAGCAAATTGCTCTCCATCAAGGCCATTAAACAGAGTGGTAGCCGCATATTCTACGTCAAGGATGTCCCCAAACATAGCCAGTGCTGCAACGTTGTCTCCAACAGCTGTGATGGGGTCATTGATAAAGAACCCAACTCCAAACTGTCCAGAGGTTTCAAAGAAGCCATTTTCCCAAAGGAACGTGCCAAGAATAAGGATGTCATCTCCTGTAATCGGAGACCGACCTCCAGCCACGGCGGATGTGTTGTAGGAGTTAATTAGCTCGAGCCAAGTGTTTCCATTTTGAACTGCGGACTCGATAAAGCCCTGAAGAGCCGCCCAAGCCAGTGCATCACTGCTGTCGAAAACGCCGTCACCATCGAGGTCGAGGTTCAACGGCAAGTCCGAGCCAGAGTTGTAGTTCCCGACGTAAGCTGCGATGTAGTTCTGATTGGCAATAGAAATCAAGTCGTTGTACAGACCATCTGCGAGAGATGTTCCGTTTGACTGGAAGTTGATTGCCATGCCATCGTTGTCGAGCACCGCTCCCACCCCAGCATCAAGACCAACCGCATCGAGGTAGTCTACATAAGCTAGAAGCTCTGCGTTGGTGGGCATGTTGTTTGTTACAAAGCTACCTCCTCCAATGTTAGAAGTGTTGAAAATAAAGAAGGTTGCGCCCCCATCAGCCCAAAGAACCCCATCAAATTCACCTGCGGCAAAAGGCGCGAATGAAGGCGGGGCTTGCTGATTTGTGTACCAGTCCGGCACAGAGCCCGTGTTTTGGGTTTCTTGTACTGCCTCCCAGTAGTAGAAGAAGCTTGCGGTAGCAGCCAAAAGAGCACCAATCTCTGTGTTGCCATAGGTTCCGGTGTAACTTTCTGATGACTCGCTGTATCCGGTAAAAGAAAGGTAGGCATCAAAAGCTCCTCCCTGAGGAACCAAGGTGTCGAGAGCCGATGCCCAAGCAGGCGTTCCACCAAAGGTGTCTCCTTCATTCGGGGTAAAAGCTCCAAACCCGAGCCAGTTGAGTTGATAGCCGCTTATGTCACCGTAGCTTCCGCTTCCAAAATTTTGAAAGAAAGCATCGCCTTGGAAGGCATCGTAAATTCCAAATTGTTGCCAATTAGTTCCGGAGTTGAAGTTGTTGACCACACCACCTCCTTGCATGAGGAACTTCCAAAGGTGACACCAGTCGGCAAAGTTAATCTGACCGTCGCCACCAAAGTCAACAAGTCCGTTTGCAGACCTGAGCCAGTTCTTCCAGCTGTAGCTATCTGCTGGAGAAGAAAGGCCTTCTCCTCCGTCGAACAGGCTAAGTGCGTTTGCTCCAAGCGGTGGGATGAGGATGGTAGCGTTAGACGACTGGAAGAGGTAAAATATCGAACTGTCTGAGACGTTCACATACTCGTAGTGACCCGCTGTGCTTGGGTCCGCCCCAAGGTTAAAGTAACCGTACCCGTACCCAAGAACATTTAGGAACTGAGTAAAGTTACCTGTGTCAAATCCAAACTCAGCTGCAATGTCGGGGTCCGAAAAGCCTTGTGCAACCCAACCAATGTATTCATCCCAAAAAGCCTCGTATTCGTCGCTGAGCATTGTGGTGTACTGCCCTTGACCCAAAGCCCAATCAAAAAAGTCTGAGTTTAAGAATCCAAAGTTGAAAAAGATGTCCGTCGCATCGAGAGTGTCATAGGTAGCGCCATACGGCATCTGAAGTGCCAAGAACGTCGAGAGCTGATAGTCGGTCCAACTGCCATCGCTAAGAACGTCCAGCACTCCCGGCGGTTGGTACTGGTTGGTGATAAAGTCATACCAAACCGTTCCCTGAATCGCGCTAGTGCTGAACGAGTTTCCTGAGTAACCCGTTGCAAAGCCGCTGATGGTAATTACGTTTGGAACGCCCGGAATGAGGGCGGTGGGGCCCGCAGAGTTAAGAAAGTTCTCTACATTCTGAAGAACGTTCAGTTGGCTGAAGTCGTAGCTAGTTCCAAACGTCTCGTTAAGACTATCCAAGTACTCTTGGACCAAAATGCTATCTACCGTTTCTCCCCCTGCCCCAAAGATTTGAGTCATCAAAGAGTCGGTATAAATCTGGGCCCACGTGGTCAAGTCATTGCCTTGCTGTCCGGGCGTGCCGTTTTGAGAAAGGTTTACATCGTAAAGCTCTCGCCACTGCTGAGTGTTAAGCATCAGGTTGATGTAGGCGAATGGAGCGATGTAGTCGTTAGGCGTTCCCGACACTCCTTGTGTCGTCGGCCTATTCTCCAACCAAACACTACCCGGCGTGCTCTCATTTAGAGTCGGAGGGTTCAAAATGACAAACAGAGACTGGTCTGTTAGGTTTTCCAGACCATCAAAGTTGCTGTACGGGCTAGTTCCGGTAGTAACGAAGTAGGCAGGGTAACCATTACTGTCGATGTACGTGATGTACCCACCGCTTCCTCCGGTGATATATCCGTAGTCAAGCCCATTATTGTACCACTCGACAAAGGCCAAGTAGTCCTGCCAAGGGTTAAGTCCATCAGGGTTTGGAAGCCCCGGGTCACTAGGAGAACCAAAGAGCGCGGCGAGCAAGAACGGGTTGTTGTTCGCGCCGAACAGCAGGTCTGCTTCTGTCGCCGTTATGCCCCAAAGGAAGCCTGCATTTGCCCCTCCGTTAAATACAGTCGATGAGTACTCACTTGCACTGGCGAGGTTGAAGTAGTCTGGCCACCAATCCGTGCCCGGTATTCCCTGCACCCCCTCGCCGCTGAGCCCGAATGGGTAGTTCATCCACATGAACGTGGCAATCTGCATCTCTCCAAACCCGGTGTTGGCGTTTGGCAGCGTCCAGTCGGGCCATGGAGCACCGTTAAAGATGTCAGTCAGGTTGTTTTCAGCAAGCCAGTTGCTGTCAAAAATCAACGGGCCATTTGAGCCGTTCAGCGTAAGAAGGTCTTCTAGCGTAAATGTCAGAGCTGGCGAGTCAGGTAGATACTGGTCGTCATTAAAACCATCGGCCATGTCTTGAGCGTAGTTGTAGAACCACGTCATACAATCCGTCCACCAAGCCCCGAGGTTGTCGACAGCGTTAAAGTTGTCAGGACCATTTTGTCCCCAGTCGATGTCGTAGTTAGAACGCCAAAGGGCTGTGCTGGAGAGTGCAAAGTTAAGGGCGTCTGACTGAATGTCTGGCCGCTCGGCCTCCCACGCATCAAAAGTTGGTGGAGGGATAGGGGGTCCATCGACAATCCCAATGAGGTCTAGCTGCGCTTCTCCCGCTTCTGAGATGTCGTTAAGGTTCTGGGTATCGTCCCATACTCCATCTGTGTCGAAGTAAAGGTTACCAGACCCGATTGATGTGCCGTAGTAGTTGTAGTATTCTACGATGGCATCAATGTCTTCCTGAGTGTAGAGGCTGTTGCCTGCAGAGATAGTCACAGACTCACCGTTTTGGATTGCCTGAACAACTTGAATCATTTCAGTCACATCCAACCATGCCGTAATGTCCTCACCATTGAAGGTGCCATCCCCATTTACATCAAAAGAAGAAAGACTAAAGTTAGACTCTAGAGAGCCTGTGAGTGAGTTTGGAGCAAGCCCGAGCTCTCCTCCCCCGGCGTTTATCGTACCAAGCCATTGGGCCAAGTTGTTATCGCTATACCCAAGGGGGTCTCCCGTCATGTTGTACAGAGCGACGTCTGCGTAGATGTTAAGCAAGGGCAACATGTTCAGGTCGAACCACGAGCCTAGGTCATCAAGGTCTTCTGCTGTAGGGTTGGGGTTTACAAGAAGAGTTTCAAAAAAGTCTGCTGGAACGTCACCCTGATATGCGTTGAAGACCTCTTCAAATGCGTTACCAATGCCGGGACCAGTGGGGTTTCCTGTGTTTGAAAATAAATTCCAGTCAAACGGTGCCAGAAAGTCTGGGTTATCTAGCAGGTCTTGAAACGTAAGATAAGAACCGTCCCCGGTCGCCGGGTCAAAACCTGATTGCGGGTTGTAAAACATCCCGTATCCCCAGTTAAAGTTCACTCCCGTTATGTCCAAGAAGACATTTCCAATGTTGTATGTACTACCTGTTGGAAACCCGGATGGAGACTGCCCGGCCATCTGAGCCCAGAAGTCGATAATAGAAAGTGCGTCGTAAATATCAAGGTTGCCGTCAGGAACCCCATCGGGTCCGTAGGTGTCCATGTTCCCTCCAGCAAAAGAGATAGCACCACCAAGCGCCCCGATAGATTGTCTGTAAGACTCGGGTAGCTGTGGAGGGTCTTGCTCTGTTGCAGGCGGTGGGGGTGGCGGGTCGCCGCTCGGGTCAAATCCACCATCGGTTTGCGTACCGTCCTCTTCCTCGTCCTCCTTCTTTTTTAGGTAGGCCTTGTTTAGAGCCTCGTCATCGCCAAGAGGCTCGCGCTTGATGACTTCATCAGGTGCAAGCGGTACTGCCTTCTCGCCGTGTTCTGGGTCGCGGAAGGTGTCCGATAGCTTCTTCAGCTTCATGGCTTACTTCTTTCTGCTGTCCTTAATCATTCGGACGAAGTCCACGGGGTCCATTACCCCGAAGCCTCCTTGCTCAAAGGTTCGCATCATCTTTCCACCGCCCTTGTAGCTTGGGGTCTTCGCCCCTCTTTTGGCAAGCATCATACCCTCCTCACCTGTTTGGAAACCTCCTGTGCCGGAGCCAGAGATTTCAGCGGATGGTGCGTCGCCAGTCTCGAAGGTTGGTACTTCGACGTCCTCCATAATCTCAGTGAAGCCAATGATGGTTGTACCATCGGCATCGTAGGTGTACTCGTACTGGCCAGTGCCGACTTGCTGCGTCTCAGTTCCTGTCTGAACAGTTTGCTGTGCAGTGTATGGGTCACCCATTACCGTGGTTCCGGTTTGCTTGCGTGACACCTCTCCTGCCAATGGCTCAGACTTAGCCCCGTGCTCTGGGTCTCGGAATGTAGAGAAGTCGGCGGGGTTGTTTCTTACAGCCTTGTCTGTAGCTGCTTTTCTTGCGGCTGCTGTGCCACGGGCTGGCATGCTGCCACCCTCTTGCATCTTCTTGGTTCTCATAGGTTCAGTTTTGCGATGACAACATCATTGAGGTCGATGTACTCGATGCGAACATCCTCCCCATTGTTAAGTGCCTTTAGAATTTTTGGGTACACTCTTTTGTACGCCTGTGTTGATTTGCCGATGAATCCACCATCCAAGAGCTGGTTGTTCTCTTGGCTGTCGCCAAGGAGAAGACATCCTGCTGTGTGCTCGTCTGTGTTGCCACAGTGGATGAGGATGTATTCAAAGTTGGGAACGTCTCGCACCCAGAGCATGCCCTCATGGATGTCGGGGAATCGCTCGGAGTACTTGGCGTGAAACCCGCCCTCGGTCCGAAGCGTGATGTCGTATGTCCCATCAGGGATTCGTGTCTCCCCGTACTTCTTCTCCTCCCGCTCTTCGTCCTCCAAAGTGTAGCACAGAAACTCTCGCCCATCAGGAAGTAACTCAAACAACATGCCGTTGGTCGAGTCGCCGCTATCTGAGAATCTGAGTACCTGCAGGTGCATTACTTCTTGCTCTTCTTCTTAAGGAACATTCCCTTGTTGGCCTTAGGAGTCTTTGCCTCCTTGGCCGCAGACTTCATAGACTCGTTCTTGTTGCCGTCCCCATCAATGTCGATGTAGTCTGGCTTGCCGCCCTGAGCGAACTTCTGAGTCTTGCCTCCGTATGCAAACGTCCGCTTGGACAGCTTGACACCTCCGCCCATCATCATCTTCTTGATTTCATCCATCCCCATCTGCTTGACGGTGCCGCCTGCGTAGTAAACCGGGTAGGTGTTTGCTTTCTTTTTTGCTTTTGCCATCTCGTTGTTGTTGAGGTTACAAATCTAATAAAATTATCGCAAGTCTGTATCGTGCTTCTTAGAGCCTTTGATAAAGCTGTTGACCCTTCCCATGGCCCATGCAGCCATGCTCGTCTTGGGACGCGAGCCGCTAGACAAGTACGCACCCTGACCTCTACGGTAGACCTTCTTGAGTGTGTCAAGAGACTTGCCGGATTCCTTGGCCTTCTTCTTGAGCGAGGCAATGGTGGATGCGTTCAGAGGCTTCTTGCCTTCCTTGGCACCCTTACCCTTCTTTACCTTGCCACCCTTCTCCATCCACTGGATGCCCTCGATTCTTTTGTCGAACTCATCCATCTTCTTCTGACCCTCGAGGTTCTTTCTCTGCTCCTCCTTGTACTTAACGTTCTCTTTGGCGAGATAGTCCAGAACGTCATGGACAGTTCTTTCTGTCAAAGGGCCTTTCTCCATGTTCTCGTCGACGAGTCTGTCTTTGAGCTTGACCTTGTTCTTCTTCTTGTCCTCCTTCTCTGGGTCACCATCATGCCCTAAGATTCCACCGTGCTCGTACTCTTTCCTCTTTTTTCTCGCCAGCTCCGAAATGCCGTATTGGGCGAGAGCAGATGCTGCACCACCAATAGCACCACCAAGCCCGCTACCCAAAGCGGAACCAAACTTCTTTTTGAACATCTCACCCCCCTCGCCGAACTTCTGTCGTTCATCAAAGTAGCTGTCGGGGAGTCGCTTCCCTTCCTTGTAGGCTTCTTGGCCCTCCTTGATGGATGACGCTCTTGCGTCCCGATTTGGTGAACCAGCGAGGTACTTCTCAGGAAGCCCCGTCTTCTTGTCTTTCTTTACTGCTTGCATTGCCGTAGAATTTGTTGAGGGCTCTCTCCATTGCACGTCTCCGCGCACGAGCAGAACCATTGTTCTTTTGTTTCTTGGATGCTTTCATGAGCACCTCCAAAAACTCAGGGTTTAACTGAGGAATGTACATGGTTGTAAATATACTACAAGAATGGGTACAGCTATCCTCGATACGGCACTTGGCGATTACGATTCCGCTAGTGTAGTCTCACGCGGCAACAGTTCTGAAGGAGAAGCGACCGAGACCCTCCCCACAAGGGGCGAAGGGCGTGTTCTCGTTGTCGAGAGTGCCACTCGGCTTAGCAAAGTTACGGGAAAAAAATTAAAAAGTCAAGTCCCAAAGTGCTTGTTTACTCGAGAACTTCTAAGTACCTTTGTGTCAAACGATATGCTCCCGTAGCTCAACTGGAAAGAGCAACAGCCTTCTAAGCTGTGGGTTGCAGGTTCGAGTCCTGCCGGGAGTACTTGTGGGCTAAAAGGCGATTTGTTGTAGCCCAAAAAAGGAAACACATACATGTCCCTCCGGGAAAAAAGTCCTGAGAAATGTGTGGGGTGGGGATTATGTCTATGTGTACACGTGCGTCACGTTGACCGGAAGTCGATTATTCCTATGGGGGGGGTAGGGTTTGCACGTTTGTATTACAGAAAGTTCCAGCGTTTTTGCTAATACGATTGGGTGAATTGTCAATAGTAAGTTGGACTACCTATGCAGGGTAGCCGAACAACCTCGTCCCCTGCTCTCTACGACCAAGAACTGACCCCACAAACGGGGTTGGCACGGACGTTGCAACGCGCGTCTACAACATTTTTCTGACCTGTGCAAACACACAAATGTTAAAATTCTGATTTTCTCGTCGAAGCTATTTGGCTGTTCGTCGATTGAATCCTGCTCTTCGTCTAAAAGTTGCTTGACAATTTGGAGCGGTAGCACCCCTCTATGTACTATGCCATCGTGTTGCAACGGCAACCGCTCTCGGACTATTGACGTACTGCCTGTCGCTGACTAAACGACCCGCTCCACGGAGCGCACCTCGCACCCTGTATGCAGAACGCAGGGTGGGCAAACCACTCACCGCAGAGCGCAGTTCTTTGACGTATTGAAACTACCTACCACTTGGGCCGACAAAACCCGCCACACCTGTGGCCATCGGAGTTGGGATGGGGGAAGAAGTAACGCAAACACTATTGACTACACCGCCATGATACGAGCCATCTCGGGATAGGGAGGATGTCCACTCCCCATGGCGTCAGCAACGGCACAGGCGTGCCACCTCGGTAGGGTGGTGGGGGTTCGACTCCCCCCCGTTGTTCTAACCCGTGCTTCGGCACACAAACCCCAACATCATGTTGTTTACTGCAACCGCCTTTCAGGCATTCACCACGACCCGCGACAACCACGAAGTCGCATTGTCAAACCGCTTCGAGTTCAGCTACGACCTCGACACCAACAACAAGCAGACCCGCGACCTCGTCGTAGGCACAATGCTCAACCGCTTGTTCCGCTACCTGTCCTTGCAGAAGCAGACAGGCGCACGCTTCACCAACCTGTCGCACCCTGTCCTCTTGCAGTTCAAGGTCGGCAAGTCAACCATCGACCTCCGCGACATCGAGGAGCGTCTGCAAGCCACCTTCAAGGTTGGCCACACACCCAAGGCCAAGCGTCGATTCGCCAAGCGCGTTGTGGCTGTCGTTGAGTTCCTGCTCGAAGCCCCTGTGCAGATGACTGCCACCGAGTTGCTCGCCTCCTTGGAGGAGCAAATCGCAGAGGATATGGTCGCTGAGTTGACCGCATAAGTGGACTAAGTTAGGATGTAGACCACAGGTGTACTTGGAGGACGCTATGCGTCGGGGGTTCGAATCCCCCTGCACCACAAACACTTAAACCCATACATTATGGAAACTCCAAAATACAGCCCCGAGATGGCTCAAACTCTCGCAGACGCTATGAACTGGCTCACGATTAAGGGATGGTCGCCATCCATGCGTTGGGAGCATTGGAACGTCGACAAGCCCGTCATCACCATCCACGTTCGCTCGCTAGACGCAGGTGGCAACTTCCTCGACGCGATGGCCGTCTCCATCACCGAGACGTGGCAAATCGAACGCTTCGCACAACAATGGCAAGACCGCGTGGCTGACATGGAAGCACAAACCGAAACCATCGAGGCATGATTCAGCTTGAAACCACCGACTACTTCATCGGCTACTGCGTCATGTGCGTAGCCCTCATCATCATCTTTGCTCTCCTTGTATCATACTTTCAGAACTCATGAGCATCTTCATCAACATCCTGTACGGATTCGTTTCCGTCTGCATCACGGGCATGGCAATCGCGCTCGTCAGCACAATCGTAATGGCAATCCGTCAAACCAAGAACCAATGATAGTAGGACTCAACATCCCAGACGAGCGTTTGCACGACGTATTCTGCAACGCCATGTACGGCACCCGTGACTTCCTCGTAGTGGAGGAGGAGTGGGACAAGATAGACGAGTATTGGAAAAGCCCCCTGAACAAAGACGTTCGGGAGGCACACCCCGACCCGTACATCGAACGCAAGATGTGGGCGTACATCGAGGCGGGCAAGTCCATCGCCTTCTTTGACGAGTACCAAGAGCAGTTCTGCGAGCTGTCATGGCATCGTGTCGTTGACGGCACAGCCAAGATGGCCAAGGACTACGATTGGCACTTCATGAACATCATCACCGAGGACGACGACGGCATCACGGCAGACGTGTGGCTCCAATGCGTACTGCTCGGTGAAGTAGTGTACGGATAATCAACGATAGTCGGCGGACGTTAAACGCAACCTAAACCGTGGCTCCGACCCTGTAAGCATGGCGAAGACGGAGCCGAGATATATGCCATGCCACCCGATACCCTGTGGGCAGAATAACAATCAGGGTAGAGGATGGGCAAGGGGAGCAATGCCACTGAACGGGTGACGCCTAGACGTTCAGGCCCCACCCAACCTCGCTTTTTTCAAACCCTTAATTCAATACAATGGCTTACTCACACAAGTATGACGTAACCAACCGCCTCATTGACTACGAGTGCGGACACCTCGACGACAGGGGTGTGCTTCGCCTGTTCTCTGAACTCATCAAGACAGGCATGGCTTGGAATCTGCAAGGACACTACGGACGCACAGCGCAAGCACTCATCGACGATGGGTGGCTCGAAGCGGACGGCAATTTCGGAATCAAGGTAGACACTCTACCACTCAACTAATTTTCATTTCAATCCCATACATCATGGAACAATCAATCAAAGACCTCTTGGCCAAGGCACAAGTCAAGAAGGAAGTGTGCAACGAACGTGCCGAGTTCTACATGGAAGTTCAACGCGTCATCATGAAGCAGGCAGCTGAGATTGCCGAGCTTGAAGAGAAGCTACGCAACAACGACGGCCTTGCTGTCGATTGGCCTGTACTGCGCAAGGTATTCCTGCTTGGTGCAGGGTATGGTGCTGAACAGCAGATGCTGTACGTCAGCGAGGAGACGCGTGACTACGAGGCCGACGTCTACACATCCTTCTCTGACAACGGGATGTACGCAGACATCAACGGCACGTTCACCCTCGAATCGTGTGACTTGGTAGACCACCTGCGCTTCCGCCAAATCAACCGCGCTGACTTGGAGGACGTCCGAAAATTCATCGACATGAACGACGATGAAATCGACACGACGATTGGGTCACACAACCTGACCGGGTACACGTTCGACCTTTCTAAATCAACAGACAATGAAACGCAACAGACCAACGACTGACGCGTGGCTGTGGTTCGCCTTCCTTGCATGGTTGGCGTTCCTCGGCTCGCTCCTTGCCCTTATGTAATCACAACGAATGAAGCAAGTAAACCTAACCCAAGTACAGAAAGCATTGCTGTACATCAAGGCACTCGGACACTTCGAGGCCGACATTGTCTACACGGGTGACGACCCTATGGATGATGAACCAACGGTGGCTATGCAATCCAAGCACATCCTCATCGACGGTGACCCACCTGTGTACCAATCCTTGTACATCAGGTTGCATCAGTCTGACGTCGAGGCATTTGCTCGTGCGTACGACACCAACGTAGAACATTTACAAACCAATTCAATTCAATAATTATGTCTGACATTAACAAAGACACAGGTTCCTACTGGGACCACAAAGGCAAGTACCAAAAGGAGTACGATGCCGCATGGGAAGCACTCATCCCCGCATCAGGTGAGGCAAAGCACGGGTGGCCTGAAGCCCTCCGCGCTATCTCTCGCATCGGTTACGACTACTACAACAACGGGTTCGGCAACCTGTGGCGGACGTGGGACGATGGGGACGACGAGATGGACTCGTACTACGAGGACTTGGTGGACTACCTGCGCTCTGAAATCCCCCGTGATATGCACAAGGAACTCAACTCGTTCCTGTTGGATGCCAAGGGCTACGGGAATTGGAGCGACCAAGCAGACATCATCGACCGCATCATCAACCACATCATCGAGCAGATGCTCGAAGAAGAACTAATCACCAAGGCATGAAGCTAATCAATGACGAGGGCTACTACACAGGCCCTGAACTTCAATGGAATGTAGAGGATGTCGAGGTTGCTTGCGAGCGCATCGGCCTCTCCCTTCCCGAGTCTGACTACGAGCGCATCCTCATCGCCTCGTTTGAAGACAACGATTGGGTGATGGAGCGTATGCAACAAGCCATCCAAGACACCATCCAATACATGATGGATAACGGAGAACTACCAAACGTAGAACAATGAATCTAGATGAATTATACCAAGTGCCCGAGTCATTCAAGCTACTCGAAGGCAAGACCATCAAGTCCGTGCATTGGCTATCCGACCCCGACATGGAGGTGACAGGGTGGTACAAGCGACCCGTCCGAATCATCTTCACCGACGGGTCAATCCTTATCCCGCAGAGCGACGACGAGGGTAACAATGGTGGTGCCATGTACTACCAAGACGAAGAAAGATGTGCAACCATTTACACAAATCACAAATGATTATTTCACCAATGGATAAGTTCCCCAAGGGTATGTCCCGCAGGAACAAACGACAAATTCAAGAGGGGTATCAACAGGAGATACAGGGTGCGGGGTTCAACCTCGTGGACTGCGGTAACTGTGGCTCCACGTTCCTGCATCGCACAGCCCACGATGAGGTCGAGTGCCCCTTCTGTGACTATCGCTCCGAACCGTGCGACTTCCCCGACCACTTCCACGAGGGCTTCAGCGACTCGGCAGAGTTCAATGACCCCGAGCCAAGCGTGGACAAGGAGGTAATCGAAGACCTCTGCCACAAGGTGGCGGACATCAAGTACGACTTGCAAGTAGTGTTGGATAAACTATATGGACTAGACAATGAGTAAGATTAACATTAACCCAGACAACATCATCGGCAAAGCCCTCGTTGGAGAGGACTTCATGTCAATCATGGAAGATTACGAAGAGCGTCAGCAGGATGACCCAAACTTCGACCCAAGGACACAGCTATATGACCTGTACGACGACCTAGTACAGCTCTACAGATTCAGCAAAAACAATTACGATGGGTAAAGAAACAAACGAGAACAAAACAAACGAGGTTGTTTTCTTTCAATCCGCCACCATGGTAGGCGTTCAGTTCATGGAAATCATGGGGGACTACATGAAGCGTCAGGATGACCCTGACTTCGACGTTGCTGTCGAGATAGACTCCCTATACACAGACCTTTCAAACCTTTATTTCAACAACAATGAGTAACGAAACAGAATCAGACATCCGCCTCCACGTAAGCAACTGCTTCAACCACAGGGGCTACAGGTTCGACGGGGAGACCCTCGACGAAAGCGGATACCAACAGCTATCACGCCTCATGATTGAGGAGTACGACCTGTCACACTACGACGTGGACGGAATCGTAGGCGACATCGAAGAGATGGTCGCTCGCTACATCATGGAATGGTCACCAAAATTTCAAGACAAAGACGATGATATTTAATCTATTCAAACGCAAGTCCCGTGAGGAGTTCGACTACCGAGCGGGCGGCATGCTCATCAAACGCATCCCCAACCTCAGAGGAGAGGACGGCATGCGGGTGCGAATCGAGGTAGGCAACAAGGACTTCATCTCGCTGTCCAACTGCTTGCACATCGGCAGGGCGGCACAGCTTGCCAAGCACGAGGCTGACCCGGACAACCACTTCAAGTTCAACAGCAGAATCAACAAGCAAATCAACACGCTTCGTTACCTGTCGACTGCACTTGTCAACGAGCATCGAGCAAAGAAAGGCAAGGAACCTCTTGCAATTATGGATTCCAATGAGTAACTTTATCAACATGGAAGAATACATTTTACAGGAAGACACTGACAATCAGTACGTTGTGTTCGTCACATACGAGTACCATCCGTACCGCCCCGACAGTGACGTCGACCCCGGTAACCCTGAGTACGTGGAGGTCGACCGTGTGTACATCAAGAGCACGCGCCCTGTTGTCGAGCCCAACGTGGTACCCGAGGAGCCCATCGACATCACGGACTTCCACCTCGCTACCCTCATGGACTTCGCTGCTCTCGAGGAGCAGATACTACAACACCTAAATTCATTTAAGTAATGGCAGATTTTGAAGAACGCAGATTCCTTGTCGGTTGGTCTGACGACGGCAAGGAGTACGCAACCATGGTGTGGCTGTGCCAAGTGCCAACCGAGCACAAGGGGTACGCCATCAACGTGCTTACAGGTACATCAGACCTATTTGTTGTTGCACCCGACGGAGGCGTGGTGGGTAACGCAAAAGCATACGAGGTATGAACGGGCACTACACACTACGATACCACTTGGGTCGTGGCAGGAACTACAAGAAGTGGCAGCTCAAGAAGATGTCTCCGGTGGGCAAGTTCGCTATGGCGACAGAATACCACAGGCCTGACGGATTCGTTGCGCTGTTGCACAACTGTAGACTGCGCAACCACGGCTCAGTAGCCAAGCGTATCCACGATGGCATGAACAAGACGGTCTGTGCGTGGGTCGAGTTCGATGACTACCACTTGGTAGGTGGCGAGCATCTGCCCCGAATACTGATGGAGCAGACCGACAAGAGGTACATGTACAATCCACGCAAGCACCCACACTGGGTAAGCGGTGTGTCCGACAACGAGGACAACGCTGTGGTTCCCTTGATGCTTGTACACAATCGGAACCTGTATGGAATCGCAGAGTAAACTTGCAATGTACAAGGCATGCTACATGCACTTCATGTACGGGGGCTCGACCGTGTCCCCATGGAACAGCCATGTGCCGACAGAAGGATACATGCTTGGGCGTAGTGACCTATCCGAAACCATCCTAGTGCAGTCAGTCTACAATCCTGACATGGCTGCGCTTGACCTTCCCGCAATCCAAGTGCCGCGTCAATCATACGTGTCCAACCTAGCGATTGCATGGACGATGCAAATGGACGCCATCACCAAGCTCAAGCAACACAGCCTCAGGTCCAAGATGTATGTAGGTACATGGGACAACAAGGAGGGCGACACCGAGGTCGACATCTCACAGCTGTTCGACGACAAGGAGGAAGCACTAGACAGGTGCAAAATCCTAGGAGAGAAGTGTGTGTGGGACCTTAAGAACAACGTAGAAATCTATCCCTAATTCAAATCAACATGTCTAATTTCAAGAGACGTTGGTCACACCAAGAGGTGGCCACTGCTACGGAGCACATCACAAACGACGTGCCCCTCACGTTCAACAACCCGACCATCAACAAGGTGGCTAAGATTATCGGTCGCTCACCCGAGTCGGTGTGTGCCAAGATGACTCAGCTCCGCATCGAGGACCGCAAGTGCATCACGCTCAGCGCCAAGGAGCGCAACGCAGCTGTGCTTGTCATGTCCAAGATGTTGTTCCACGATGAGGTTGACGGTGAGCTGTACTTCAAGCTTATGCGTATCATCCATGAGAACTCGGTGACAGTTCGATGACAAAGAGACAATGGCGCAGACATCTGCTTGTACTAAGGGTTGCACTAGCGCTATACATCTCATTCATTATCAAGATGTTATGCTGGCGATGGCAGTGATGTGTGGAAAACTTTTTTCCTGCATCCTGCTATCAAACCCTTGACTTTGTCAGAAATCATTCCGAACTTTACCCCGATAAATCGGGAAAAACACAATTCAATTCCACATGAAAACAATCATTCATAAGCTATCTGACGTGCAGGCACGACTGAAAGCACCCAAGGGACAATTCAATTCCTTTGGCAAATACAAGTACCGCTCGTGCGAGGACATTGTAGAATCTGTAAAGCCCCTTCTAACAGAACATGGTCTCGCTCTCGTGATGAGTGACACTATCGTAGAGACAGGTGGCCGAGTGTATGTGCAGGCTACAGTGACAGTATCAGATGGCGAAGCAGAAGTATCCGCTTCAGGATTCGCTCGAGAAGAAGAGAACAAGAAAGGTATGGATGGCTCGCAAGTCACAGGTGCTGCCTCTTCGTACGCGAGAAAGTACGCGCTCAACGGACTGTTCTGTATTGATGATGGCAAGGACAGCGATGCTACCAACACGCATGGCAGCTACACCAAGCCTGAAAGAATCACAGCACCTCCTGTTGAGAACGGCAAGATTAAGCCACAGGTAGACGATGAGACTATGGATAAGGCAATCGCCTTCATCCAGAACTCAAAGAATCCACAGCAAGCTTACGCCATGTCCGTGGACAAGTACACCTTTACTCCCGAACAGGATTCCGAATTGCTCGAGACAGTCAATAAGACCGTCGCAGCTAAAGGCGCAAAGAGCAAGAGGAAGTAATGGAGTTCTCTCTCAAGCTACAGGAGAAGGCAGGCAAGAGCTATCTGTCCTACAGCTCAATCAAGCATGCGCTCACTGACATGCGTGCCTTCGAGTTGTACATGGCAGGCAAGCTGAAGAAGGAGTCTCCGGCTCTCACCTTCGGCTCGATGTACGACATGATGTTGTTCGAGCCTGACAAGGCCAAGGCCACCTATCAGGTCATCGACCATGACGAAATCATGGAGAAGATGAGCGACCGAGTCAAGGCCCTGAAGAATCCCAAGAGCTCATCAGAGTACAAGGCAGCAGTGCAACAGATAAAGACTGAGGCTATCGAGGAGGACAAGCATCTAGTTGATGAGTCAGAGTGGAAGACAGCTCACTTCATGGTGAAGCGGTTGATTGACTCCGGCATCAAGGACGGATACATGATGGGTGACTATCAGGTTGAGTTCAACGAGTTCATTGACGACATCCCAGTGCGTGGCTTCTTTGATTGCAAGGGCGCGGAGTACGTGTCCGACAGCAAGAGCACGCGCTCGATACCGGGATTCAGGTACGATGTAAACAAATTCTCCTATGACATTCAAGCGTATATCTACACGCAGGTCGCGGGTCTTGATGACTTTTTTTGGGTTGCTCAGGAAAAGACGTACCCGTACCCGGTGGCTGTGTATAAGGCGAAGGAAGAGACGATTCTGAGAGGGCAGTTCAAGTTCGAGCATGCCGTCGCCAAAATAAAAGATTGGCTTTTCCTTGACAAACCCGTAGTCAATGACTACATTTACGAAGAAATTTAATTCAACATTCTATTCACATGGATACAAACAACAAACCAGCAGACCGCGTTTTCATCGGTGATGTAACGCAGGTCAAGTCTTCTGCTCGTGTCAAGTTCACCCTTGCTGAGTTGGAAGAGATGAAGAAGTACGCAACAGACAAAGGCGCTGTCTATGTCTCAGTCGTGCTGACTCCTGACAAGGAGCGCTACTCAAAGTCGAACGCTTGGGCATCCGTCTACGACCCACGTGCCGAAGGCGCTCAGCAAACCAAGTCGAACGACGTACCGTTCTAAAGGGTAAACTGTTTCATGATGTTAGGGGGTGGCCTTGGGTTAAGGGCTGCCCCCGCTTCATCTCATGAGAGACATCTACTACTACGAACTAAAGCTCCGGTACAAGAAAGGCAAGAAGGTAATCAGAGAGTACGGCGCGGAGGACTACGCTGTCACCAGTGCAGAGACCAAGGAGGACATCCTCAAGGGGCACACATGGGACAGGATGTACCGCAACTACTACGGACCTAGATACGATGGCACAGTCGAAATCAAAATTGAAGAGATACTCTCCAAGAAGAGAGTGGGTTCCAAAGTACGAAGTCAAGCGCCGTGATGTCGGCGACCTCATCAAGGTGAGGGACTCGTACTACCAAGCTATTGGTTACCCGTTCGACCCACATAACCGAGAGCAACGCAACGTCATCTTCCGGGTGGCTTTTGCAGAGGCAATGTTCCACTACTTCACAATCACGTCAATCGCCAAGGCTCTTGAGAAAGACCACAGCAGCGTGAGTTACTACGTGAAGAACTCATCACTGTACGATGGGTACTACGACTTCTACAAGATTCTCAAGGAAGCAGCTACCTGCATCTACCACTTGGAGGTGGGGAGTACAGCCTTGGGTATGAGACTCAAAGAAAATATCAAGCAGTATGTCGAGGCACTTGAATCACCGTGACTTTGTGCGAGACGTCAAGAGCGTGTGCAACGAGCTCACTTCTCTACTTACGGAGAAGAACAAGAGGTATGGCAACGCTGCGCTCAACCCAGCGCGTATCTTTAGCAAGGCTACCTCACACGAGCAACTGCTAGTTCGCATCGACGACAAGCTGAACCGCATCAAGAACTGGGGTGCATCAGACATTGATGAGGACACACTGCTAGACCTGATGGGCTACTTGGTATTGCTAAGGATTAACATGAAACATGAAACAGGTGGTAACGATATTCGAGGACCTTTACAACAAGGCACCGCTGTACATCACAGTGGAAACAGCACTGCAACGCATCCAATCTGGCAAGCAGAAGCAGAAGATTGAGCGCGTCCGTAGCGGAGACAAGGACGCTAAGAAGCTCTTGCCTATCGTGCTGTGGAGCGGTGTGTTTAATGAACGCAAGGATGAGTCGCTGCAGAAACACAGCGGCATCATTGTCTTAGACTTCGACCATGTCGATGACGTAGAAGATGCTAAGGCTAGGCTTGCCTTCGACCCGCACGTGGTAGCGTGTTGGACATCACCCAGTGGTGACGGAGTCAAGGCACTCGTAGAGATTAGCAACCCGGAGAGACACAGGGACCACTTCCGTTCTCTCTGTGATTACTTCCAAAGAAAGCATGAGCTCGAGGCTGACCCATCGGGCATCAACGAATCGCGTGCGTGTTTTGAATCGTACGACGACAACATCTGCATCAACTCAGAGCCCACTAGGTTTGGTGGACTCAAATCGGAACAGCATGCAGAGCCAGACCCTACCGAGGTAAAGGGGCGTACTGACTACGAGAAGCTTCAGATAGCTGCTCAAATGATTCGGTACGCCCCCGATGGGGGCAAGCATGCAGCCTTAGTGCGTGCCTCCTACCTGATGGGTGGCTTCATTGCTGCTGGTCGGGTCGAAGAGGACGAAGCCTTTCGCGTACTCGTTCGTGAAATTGAAGCGCGGAATCCTCTCGACCTTGACCAAGCCCGCAAGACAATCGTTGATGGCATAGAGCAGGGCAAGCTTGCACCGATTGGTGAGATTACTCGTGAGCTTGAGAAGGTCAGGCACGAGATGCGGGTGAACGATGGGGACATGTCCTTCATCACATCAGACGACAGAGACTACGAGTGGATTCAGAAGTTCATCGCAGGACAGATTGAGCTGGGCCTCGGTACAGAGAATGAGAAGTTCGACGAGTACTTCAGGTTCAAACGTGAGTTCCTCATGATTAACGGACACAGCAATGTGGGTAAGACCACCTTCACGCTGTGGCTGATGGTCGCTGCATCCATGTTGCATGGGTGGAAGTGGCTTGTCTACAGTGCAGAGAACCCGACATGGGCCAACAAGATTAAGGTGATGCAGTTCTGCATGGACATGCCAATCAAGCGCATGAACCACAAAGAACTTACGGCTGCACACGAGTGGGTGAACAAGCACTTCACGTTTGTTGACAACCACAAGAACTACAGTGTTCACGACATCCTTGTCTTCGCAGAGAAGATGAAGAATTACGAGGGCATCGACGGCATCTTGGTTGACCCTTACAACGCACTGCGTATTGACCTGAGCTCACACCGTGGACTCAGCACACACGAGTACCACTACGAGGCAGCCAGCGAGTTCCTCACTTTCAGCAACAAGCATCAGGTTGCAGTGTGGGTCAACGCCCACGCCTTCACCGAAGCACAACGTAGGAAAGGTCCCGATGGGTTGCCGCTTGCTCCTTACGCTGAGGATACAGAGGGGGGTGGTAAGTTTGTGAACCGTGCCGACGGATTCATTACGCTGCACCGCAAGACACAAGCAGAGGACTGGAGTGACAGGCGTACCGTGGAGATGCACGTACGCAAGGTCCGCATGACTGAGACTGGTGGCAACCCCACCGCACTAGACTATCCACTACGATTCGAGTTCAGCAAGCAGCAGTCAGGATTCAACTTCGTGAGCCCCGGGCCACGCCTGTTCCGTCCCCTGTGTGAATTGCTTGTGGGAAAACAGATGAAGCTTTGATGTTGTAAGTACACCTATGTACCAGTAACTTGCATCATGGCACGGCGTAAAAGCATGAACCGTGGTGGCAAGAAACTCAAGTCAGGTCTTGAGGTTTACTGTTACGACAAGTTGAAAGAAGCCAAGCTCAAGTTCGAGTACGAGCCTGAGAGCTTCACTCTCGTCGACAAGTTCATCTACCCCGGCATCTATTTCAAGTCGACCAACAGGCGACCTGACATGATGGATTACTCAGGGAAGATGGTCAGGAAGATGGAGTACACACCGGACTTTGTGTCTCACGAGCACAAGTTCATCATCGAAACCAAGGGGTACCAGCGCACTCAGCACGGGTTCCCACTTAGGTGGAAGCTTTTCTTAAAGCAAATGGTGGAGACCGGGAATGGCGACTACATGTTGTTCGTGCCGAAGAACAGCAAACAAGTAGACAAGGTCATTCAAATCATCAAGGATGAAATTAAGAAAGCTAAGTGAACTGTACTCGTTCTCCACGCAGGAGATTCAGAGGCTCACAACAGAGCTGTACGAGTCGCTGCATGACGATGCAGGCAATCCCATATCCTCTGCTGAGGAGGTGTCGGAACTGGTCAAGGACTTCCGGATGAAGGTCAACATTGAGGTAGCAACTGTCAAGGATGCCTGCCTTGAATACAACCACTCATGAGCAAGAACTTCCTCAGAGACCAAGAGCTCGGTGACCTCGGGGAGCAGCTGTGGGCTGCGTGGATTAACGCCAAGGGGGGTGACGCTGTCATCTCTCAGAACGGGCTAACTGAGAACGGAGAGACGCGGAACTGGGATGTGTACGACCAAACCACCGGAGTGTACTACGAGGTCAAGGTGGACATCAAGGCGCACTACTGGGCCAAGAGAAGAGGAGAGCCAGTCAATCTGTTCCTCGAATACGAGACAGTAAAAACCCACAAGCCCTGTGGGATTATGAAGACTGATGCTCAGTACTTGGTGTACATCGTGCGCAACCCGCAGGACCTGCACATCGCATACACCTTTGACTTGGAGATGCTGCGCGATTATCTTTGGGACGCACACAAGCTCAAGAGATTCCCTGTTCGCAAGCCTGTGATGCACGGAATCGGCAACGTCAATGGCTGGACACCACCTCTGCACGAGCTCGTAAACGATAAGGAAGCTGGCTTCATCAAGCTGTGCATCCTTCCACTCTCACTTCTAAACCCATCAAATGAAACAAACGTATCGGAACTGTCGCTGCTTGAGACAGAAAATCGACAGCTTGCTTCAGAGTAACGCGTCGTATCAAGCGCACAACATTGGGTCAGGAACTACCCCAGAAGAGAAAGAGGAGGTGAACCGCTACTGTTACGAGCAGTTCATCCTCCCCATCAAAGACTTGGACGAAGACTTCTTTGAGTCTATCAGCTGACAATCTTTGCGCCCCCTGCCATGGTCATACCAACCATGTCCTTTGGGTCACGCATCAGCTTCATAGCTCCGCCTCCCTCGTACTCCATCGCGCCGCCCATGCCCATCTTGCTTTGCTTGTACTCAGCAACCATGGCCTTGGCTTCGTCTTCTGAGACGCCGTGCTTCTCGACAATCATCTTGACGACCTCGTCTTCAGAAGGCATGTCCTTCATGCCATCGAGCATGCTCATGACTTTGGACTTCACTTCACCGCCCTCCTCGAACTTTGAGAAGAACGCTGCATCCTCTTCCTTCTTCTTCTTGTCGCTTGTAGGTGTCTCACCTCTCTCAAGCTTACGAAGCAATCCGCTCTCGCCACCAACCTCTCGGGTGTCACGGAGTCTTTTCTTGTCTTCATCAAAAGCCTTGTGCCCTCCGGGTCTCTGGCTTGGTGGGATGTCTGGCCCCATCCTAGGTCCGCTCTTGCCTTGGTCGTAGTACTGCGCCTGTTCTGCAGTCATGTTGCCGTGCATCTTGTTAGGGTCGCCCATTGCGTATCGGTTCAATGGCTGGCCCTGTCCCTTTTCGATGTAGTACTTCTCGTCTTCGCTCAGGGGAATGCTCTGCACAAACTCAGGTCCCGGCTTGTTGTCCTGAGGTACAGGTACCGGAGCCTTCTGGCCTTTCTTGCGCAGCTCGCGCTCAATGTATTTTTGATTTGCCATACTGCAAATATAAGTTATTTAGTCACAACCCTTTTGGCGCAGTTCGTCTACCAGAATCTGTAGCTGTTCGACGTCGCGCTCAACGTGGTTCAATCTTAGGTTTTGTTCTGCGTCATCGGGCAAGCTACCCATCTCTCCGCGTGGCCACTTAACCCTGAACTCTGAGTTAAGTTCAATCTCTTGGTTGTGACGCATCGTCTCAATCTCTAGGTGAGACAGGGCCGACATGATTGTAAAGTAAACCCAGACCGCACCACCGACGCCGACAACAATCTGCAACAACCACTTGATGTTAATGCCGAAGTTCGTATTATCGTCGAGCTTCATTGCATTTGGTTTTTAGCCAGAAGCAGTTTGATTTCCTGAATGTCCTTGAGCAGTTGCTTGACGTCATCTTTGAACTCCCTGTTGTCTGCCTCAAGAGCGTGTACTCTAGATGACAGCTTGTTGTAATCGGCTTGGAATTTAATCCAGCCCATGACAAGGGCTCCGGCTACTGTTAAAAATTCAAAGTGGGTTAAGTTGTCTAACATGGTTTATCCGCTACAAGACTCGCAGTCTTCTGGGTTATCAATGCTGCAGGTAATCTCACCTGATTCAATCTTTTCTTCTTGTTTCTTCAACTTGCCTTGGTCAAGGAAGCTGATGTCTCCGAAGTCTTCTTCGTTCATCTCTTAGATTTCTCAATGGTTCTACCTGCGAAGTACGCACCAAATGCAGTGAGCATAAGGATTTCAAGCAAAGATACATAGGAATCTTTTACGTTAAATGGCAGATTGTCAAGCGAGTCGAGCACCATTGTTACCATGAACATTGACATGAGAGCAATCAAAGTGACTGGTCTAATGAGCTTTGCCAGCTTCACGTCGCTACCCATGTCGGCCTTCCACCGCTCGGTGACGTTGTTCTGAAACTGTACCTCAGCCTCTACTCTTGCCTTTGCCTCTGCCGGGTCAACACTTGGCTCGTTGTCAAGCAGGTTCTTTACGATGCCCAAGCCCCCTTGGTCTGGGAGTAGGTCCGCAACCTTGTCGAGTACACCGGGGGCAGCGGTCTTCAACCACTTGCCAAGCCCCGTGTCTTTAATCTTTTTTCTTTCTTCCTTCATACTGTTCCAAGTATTGTTTGTTAAATGAGAGCACAAGTCTGAGCATCTCCTGTTCTAGTTTGTCGACCTCTCTCGCTTTGACAGCCGGGTCAATGTCTCTGTCTTTAATAGCCCTGATGTCTTTACGCAGTCTTTGCAAGGCCTTGTCAATCTTTCTACCCTCGGCTTCAAGGGCAGCAGCTGCTCGCGTTCTTGGCTCATCGAGGTTCAGGTTTTCCCTAGCCTCGACCGCTTGCTTAACAGTAGTTCTGAACTTGTAGTAGTCAGCCATGTCTACGCGAGAGTTGTACGTGCCGTACCCCACGCGCACAATCGGCATCGTAGATAGCACCTTTCCTGCAACCTCATCCTTATCGTCAGAGTATCCCTGCAAGTGCTGCACCGGAGTCTCGACAGACTTGTAGGTGTTCTTGAGGAACCTGTACCCGCCGCCGCCGTAGTACTCGAAGGCATGCCAGATTTTGTCTGGAGACATGTCGAGGTATCCCGGCTCATACTCGTTACCACCTGTCACTTCATTCAAGAACATCGTGACATCGCGCAGCCACTCAGGTGAGCGCGAGCCTAGCGAAGACATAGGCAGGTTCTGACCCGGTGCATTGTCCTTGTACACCTGAGTCCCGAAGTAACTTTCGTTCATGTAGATTTCTACGAGAGGTCTCAGGAACGTGGGGGTGCCTGCTTTACCAAGCTTGTTAAGTAGAGTGCTAGATTCGCCAAACGAGATTGGAATGAAGGAGTTAAACATACCTCCGACCATGAACGCGCCAGCATCTCCTACGGTTCTGATGCCAGTAGCCGCTTCGTATGACATGGTGCCTAGGTTGTGGAAGATGTTGTAGCCGTAGGGCAAAGGAATCTTGATGTAGTCCTTGCCGCCAATCATCACAATCATGTTGCGCTCCTTGACGTAGTCAGGAATCTTCTCGTAGAAAGTTCTGCCGTCCTCGTCCTCATCAGAGATGGCTTGGTTAAGCGCAGCTTGTGCAGCAGCAAACAGCGTCATACCCATGGCAATCTTCTGTGAGCTGTTGAGTGTTCTGTAGTATCCGCCGCGTCCGTTAGGAACTTTCTTCAGCGTCATCATTGTGCGTGCAAACTTGGCCGTACCCTGAACACCTGCGTTGAAGAACAGGTACAAAGCGTTAATCACAGAACCACCACTACCGCTTCTGTTGAAGTTGATAGTGAGCTCCTTGGCCAAGTACGCTGCCTTTTCCGCATTCATACCCGCCTCTCTTGCCGACTGGAAGACAGCAAATCTGATTGCGTTCTCAACCGCCATGTTGGTGTTGTTCACGTAGTCAGCGATTGCTTTGAGCCCCTTGACAGCAGTAACCCCAGCTCCACCCTCTTGCATTCTAGTCAGGGTCTCGAGGTCTGAGCGCAGTTTGTCTCTGTTCTTGGCGTATGGCCAGTCAGTGATAGCTCCTGAGTCTTGGAACTCCTGCCACGCCTTGTACATCGGGTGGCTTGTGTCCTCAACGCCCTGCAAGTTTTTGTACAGGAACGCGAGAGATGGGAGGTGCTTCTTGATTGTGGACTTGACAAGGCTTTCGCCAAACGCCTGACCACCCTCAATCTCCTGCTCAGCCATCAATGAACCCAAACCAAACTGCAAGTCACGTGTGAAGTTGGCTACAATAAAGTCAGGAGAGTAGCTCGTAAAGGTGCTTGACAGGAATCTACCAAGGCCACGGATGGCATTGAATATCATGCCGGGTACGCCCTCGGGTGACTTGAGGATATTGTGCTTGTTGACTGCACGGGCCACAGCAGCATTGGCAAACTCCATGAAGAACGACTCGCCGTTGATAACAACCTCAACAAACCTGTCGTTGTTGCGCATCTCATCGCGGGTCATGCCACGGCGCTTGCCTCTCAGAACTGGAGTAGCATCTTTCGGCCCGTAGATTTTGTACAGGTCTTTGTCTGGGTTGTCAGCCAAGAGGTTGAGCAGCCTAGAGTTGGCAAGGTTCTTCTCGCCCGCCATGACTGTTTGGTACCGTCTCTCGAAGATGTAGTCAAGTGGGCTGTCAGCCAAGCTGGTACGACCCTCTGCTCTTCTGATTCCACGGAACACCCTTGCTTGGTGCATGTGCAGGTAGCCCGCCTCACGTGCCTCGCTGCCTCCGTCCTCGTCAATAGCGAATCCGCTGAGCGGGACGTAGCTTGGGTACAATGCCTCAAGCTTGTCGACGGTGGCCTGTGTCTCCAGTCCGTACTCTACAATCAATCTGCGAGTCTCTGCTTGGAACTCCATCACCATATCGTAGGCCTGACGCATGCCCTCGCTGTCGAGCTCTTCAATTTCTCTGCGTGCCTGCTCGTCGGTCTTACCTGAGAAGTTATCGTTCTCAAGTCTAGCCTCTATATCAGACAGCTCTTCCTGCAGGTCAGCAAGTTTCTTGGACGCTTTACGCTTGGCCGTGTCAGAGGTTTGCTCGTCGTTGATGAGCGCTGCCTGCTTGGCAATCGCCTCCATGATAGAAAGCTTCTTGTTGCCGAAGCGCTCACGCAGGACGGCGTTACGATTCTCTGCGTGCATAGCATACAGGAAGTCGCTCAGCTCCTTGTGCGAGATGCCGAACTTGTTCATGACTGCAGCCAAGTCCTCCATAAACATGTCCACACTCTGCAACCTACGCGAAGCCTTACCGTCAAGCAGTGACAGTGCCATGGCGTAGTCCTGCTCCTGCATTACCCTGCCACCAATAGCCTTCTCGATGTCGCGCTGGTAGCGGATAGCTCTGTAGAACTTGTCGTACACAAACTCCATGATGCCGAGCATAGCACGTTGCACCTTGCCCATCTCTGCCTCTCTGTCGATACGAGCTGGTGGTCTTTCACCACGCATCGTGTCCATATCAGCGTCGTAATCGTCGAGGTATCCTTGCAGTGGCTGCGCCTTGAGGACCCTAGATTCAGCTGCCTCGATGACTTTGTCTGCAGGAATGATGAGGTCGTTGAGTCTTTCCGTGTTTACAATGACTGCCTCTTGAATCCCCGTGCGTCCTGAGCCAACATCTTGTCCAGCCATCTCCAAAGATGAGTCCGTGGCGTGAGCTTTCTCCGTATTGCCGAGCTCATCCTCAACCTCCTTGAGCATTGGGAATCCCTCCTTGGCTCTTCTCGCGTATCCCTGATAGCCGTTATCCAGCATGTTGGAGAAGTAATACCCATCAAATCCGGAAAGGCGAATGATTTCTGCAAACGCCATCCTAGCCACAAGCACTGCCTCCGACATGTCTGTGCCAGTGAGAAGGCTCGCTGCTCTTGATTCTGCACTAGAAGTAAACCTTGAGTCTTCTACCTCCGTGCTGTTTACCATCATAGAGAATCTAACCAATGCCTGAACGGCGGGGCTCTCAAAGCCCTCGTCTCCATACATTAACTTTTGCAGAGTAGCAATGGTGGTCTGTCCATTACCAAGCTGTACGTTGGTGTCACGCATTGCTGCTGCAGTTTCGGTAATCACCATCTCAACAAAGCCCTCTGGGTTTCTGGCGATGATTCCCTCTAGCCCTAGAGCCTTGCCAGTCCTTTGATACCGAGAGCGACGAGCCGCTTTGGCAATCTCTCTAATTGCAACCTCGGCTTCCGCACCACCCCTATTGAGTCTGTTCAGGGTCTCCGTTACCACAGCCCCCATACGGAAGTTGTACATGTTGGCAAGGCGGAGTCCCGATGAGTCGATATACACAACGTTCTTACCGTACATCGCTGCCTTGTTTACATTACCCGTGAGGTATGTACCAAGACCGTGCAGTCCCGGCGCGTTGGGTCGGAACGCAATAGAATTGTCAAACTCGGCAAACTGCTCCTGTGTTCCGTGCAAAAGAATGCCAGCGTCAGCAAGCAACTTCCAAGTGGCACTAGCGTTTTGTCCCGGCTCAGGCAGCGAGTCTATTGGCTGCGCCTTTACTTTTGAGCCCGGCTCTTGTGGGGCGCGGTATTTCTCAATGCCTTTAGAATCTGCTCTACTGACGGCAGTTTCCCGTTTTGCTTCAGCCGCGTCAAGGTTGACTCCAGCTGCTGCAAGTCTTTGTCTTGTATCATTGTCTAGGTCCATTCTCGAGGCGACGTTGTCAATCGCCATCGCGTAGTTCTCACTCCGTGTGTTCGCCCCCATGCTTCTCCACAGCTCTTGCTCGAAGTACCACATGGTTGCCTGCAGTTCTGCAGTAGTCAGTCCAAGTTCAGTGGCTGCCTGATTCACAGCTTCGGCTTGAAGCCTGCGCTCTGATTCGCTACGAGGAACCTCAACGACAGTTTCCTTACCGTTCACCGTGTCAATCATGGTGCCTGCGTATCTGTTCCAAGTTCTGTTGAACCACAGGTCAGATGTCAGCGACTCACCCAAGCCCTCCATGTTCAGGAAGAAGCTACCCACCTTCTCTCCGAAGATGTACGCTCCCTTGCGTCGACCGGGTGCAGGGTTTTTGTTGACCTTGCCTTTGGTGTCAGGCACGGAATTGTTGAACTCTCTAAGCACCCCGATTGGCTGGTCTGTCGTAAGGAACTTAACCACAGCCTCAGGTGTCTTGAATCTCTCGAACAAAGACTGAAGCTTGTCAAGCTGCTTGGCAACAATGTTACCCCTAGTCGTGTATCCAGTGGGCTTGGGGTATCCAGCCTTCAGGTCCTTCTTGGCAATCTTGATTCGGAAGTTCTGGCCGTTTCTGTACTTGCTGTCTCGGCCCAAGGCATCTACGCCCTGAATGATGAAGTGCGTTTTGGTTTCCTTAACAACTCTACCTGACGCTACTGACCTGCCCTTCTTCTCAACAAAGCTCATCTTGTCCCCTCCCCAGTTACGGGAGAAGTTGCCTGAGCGCTGCTGGTCGATTGGTGTGTTGCGCAGCACCGCAGCCAGCGTGGTCATGTTTCCGATTGGGCTGTTGCCCGGAGACAGGATAGCAAGCAATGCTGAGCCAATACTGCCCATAGCCTCGCCTTGCAGGGCAGGGAAGATAATCCCCATCTTCTGCTTGGCCTCTTGAATGTCTTCGGTGTACCACGTTATACCCCCGGTACGTGCATCCTTTTGACTCAGGTAGAACCCGGCCTCCTCGTACACGTTGTTGAGGAAGCGCGTCATCATTTCACCTTCGCTCTTCACAGGTCCACCTGCAAACTTATTGAGTGCGTTAGCTACTTGAATGCTCTGGGTCAGCTCACCCGGTGTCTCTGAGTTGATAGCGTCAATGGCAAGTTGCTGTGCCTTGGTGACTCCGGTAACCTCAGGTGGGTCGACGTCGGGTGGCGTTTCGTGGTACCACACCTCGTCAAACGTGTACCCCTTCTTCCTAGAGATGTAGTCAATGAAGTTCCGCACATGGTTCTTGTCATTAAACTTTCTCCGTACAACCCAGTTTCTGCCTTGACCTGTGTCAAACTGCAGGGTTGCCTCGATAGCCTGCGCCTTGGTTGCATCGCCCAAGTCTTGAGTTGCCTGTGTCTCTTCAGCATTGAGCTGGTCAAGGTTCTGCTGAGACACGCGAACCATTGACTCGCCGTTCTTGTAGCGCTGCACAAACCCAAACTTCTGATAGTACTTCACAAGTTTCTTAGACGCAGCCATGTTCTGCCTCTCAGTGCCCTGATAGTTTCTTGTAGGATAAGCCATAAGCTCGACGTCAATGCCAAGCTCGTCAGCCACCTCTAGGGCCATGGTCAGGAAGCGAGTTCCAAGTCCGCTACCCCTGTTGTCAGCACCCTTGATAATTTCACCCTCGTCGGTCATAGGCTTGCTGACAAACCACTCGTCGAGTTTAATTACCCGATTCGCCTCGTCTGCAGGCCTGAAGACAAACTCAAGGCGCCTATCTGGGTATCCGTCTGGTCCCTTAGCTATTTGCTGGTCGGCGTAAACCATCCTGCCCTGAGCCATGCCCGCATAAAATCCTCTGTATCTAAAGACACCACCATCCCTTTCCTTGGCTCTTTTTGCAAGAAGCTCGTAGAAACTACCAATGACTTGACCGTCACCCTCTTTGATTGCCTGCGCGTCTTCTGCGTTAAACTCAGTGGCTTGGCGCTTAAGAACATCTGAAGTGTCCACAGCACCCTCACCTCTAGAGCGAGCCATGGCAAGACCCTCGTCGTAGGACTTGGCTCTGACGCCGTCCCCGGGCTTTGCGTCAAGCGCAGCCGCAGGGTCGTACGCCATGAAGACTAAGTCTGGTTTGTCACGCAGGGTTGAGTTAGGTGCGTCCCATCCCTCGGGAGCCCTATCTACATCGAATGGGATTCTAGCCACAGGGACAAAGCCTGCAGCAATGTTGTTCTTTACAAGGTAGGTGTCAAAGCACTCGAGGTGGTTGCCCCCATCTTCGATACGCTTACGCAGCATCTCAGCCTGCACCCCACGAAGTGGTACGTCCGGATGCTTGGTGAGTCCACCCATGTAGCCGTCCTTATCCACGTAGGACACGACGCCCGAGCTAAGTCTGTTGTTGCCGACATAGAAGGTGGTGCCCTCGTCCATCATGCGCTGAATGGTCTCCTCGTTGAGCGGGGTTGTCTGTCCGTCTACTCCAGTTCCTTTTTGCTTGTGCGCTTCGATTGCCTCGCGCATGTTCCTTGCGATGGCTTGAACAGAATACTTGTCGCCTCTAGCCTTAGAGATGTCAGCCTCCGTCATTCGCGTACCAGCAGGTGAGTATCCGCCGTTCTCATCAGGACGCACAGGAACCCACATGTCTACACGCGCAGTGTCACGCCACTTGGTGACCATGCCATCGAAGCCCATCTTCCTTGCTTCGTACCCAATCCATTCTGCCTGCCTGTTGCCATCAAAGGCAATGACATTGCCCGCATCTCTGAATGCCTTCAAGGCCTTGTCGTACAGGTTGAGCGGGTCCTTGAACAAATCGTACAGCATCTGTGGTGGCACCGTAACCTCGTAAGGCCTGCCAGTTACCATCCTTTCTTGGTCTTCAGGCTTAACGTAGAACATCGCAACCTTGTCGCCGCGCTTGTCTGTGGTGTATGGCTGTTGGCCAAATCTGCGTGGGTCGATGAACCCACCCTCCAAGTTCTGTGGCCCGACGTGAATCAACTTGACGTTACCGTTGGCATCAAACGTCAAAGCATCCTTGGTCCAGTCACCCAAGACACTGGGTTCGTTGAGTCTGTCCTGTGCTTTTACGCTAGAATCGAGGTCGTCTGACTGCTGATGTGCCTGCGCTCTGGTCTGAGCGTTTCTGTGACGACGCAATTCTAGCCTGTTTGCGAGCCCTTCTCTACCCAATCCGGGTCTGAGCCTACCTGATGCCTCTAAAACGGCAGCAAGGGCCCCCTGAGCGCCTCCTTCGGCCTCTGAGAAGTACTCTGCTGCGTCACGAAGACCGTTCGCTACGTCTTGGAGCACAGGTGTGTTGGTCATCTTGACCCCCTTCAGGCTCAATCCTTGCTGCACAAAACGTGCAAAACCGCTTACAATTCCTTTGTGGAACTTGATGTCGATTT